TTTTGATGACCCTCTTATTGCAGATGTGATATATGAAAAATTTGGCGGATGGTTTGAGTTTCACAATGAAGTAGCTTATGTGGATAGTGATGATACTTGGGCTAAAAAAGATTTTATAGAAAGCTATAAAAGAAAAGCAAAAAACAAAAGAGTTAGAAAAGTTAGATTAATTGGTTATGGGAAAAATCCAAGACCTTTAAAAATCATTTGTAATTATACCATTCCTTTAAAAATAGGAGAAACTAAACAAATAGAAAACAAAGTAACAACACTACTTAAGAAGTTAACAAATGCAAAAAGGATTGGGGTATGAATGCAAGAGAAAAAGGAAAAATAAACGAAAGAAAAGTTTTAAAAGCGATAAAAACTTTTCCAAGTTGTTTTTAAAGAAATATCTTGAGATTGAGTTTAAGGAGATATGATGAAACTTGAAATAGAAGGCTTTGAGGAGATAAAAAGAGCAGTTGATAAGAGAGTTTGGGATAAAGCTTTTAAAGCGGTATGTAATGATATTGCAAAGCAAGCATTTAATGAGACAAGAAGAGAAATTAAAAAAGAATGGAATATCAATATAGCGAAAATTTCTACAAATCATTACGCTTTTCAATCAAAGGTTACAAAAGAGATTAAAAAAACAAGTGGGCATTTGTTTATTAAACCTGCAAGGAATGGTAATTTTATTGAAATTACTGCAAGTAGTGAAAAGGGAATTCCTTTAATACTTTTCCCTATAAAGTTTGTTGTTGAAAGAATAAATGGTAAAGTTGTAAATGTCAGAAAAAATACAAAAATAAAGCCTACTGATAAAGTGATGATTAAAGTTAAAGTCAAGAAATCAAAAGAAATTGTTTTAAAAAATGCTTTTGGTGCAAAAATGAAAAGCGGACATACTGGTATTTTTGTAAGGAAAGGTGAAAAGAGATTACCAATTCTTGAAAAGAGAGTTATATCAGCAAGGAGTATGTTTGAAAAAGCTGGATTTGAAAAAATTTTGATGAAAAAGTGGAATGAAAAAGCAAGCAAAAGAATGGAATTTTGGCTTAATCGCAAGCTTGGAAATAGATTTTAGCGGGTCCTTCCAAAATGCCCGAAGTGCGGATAAGCGAGCGCGCAGGATTTTGTTAGATACAGAGGTTTAAAGGTTAGTTGTAAAAGTTGTAAATAAGAATTTAAAAAGTTATGAAAATGCTTAAATTAAGGGGATTTGAGAAAATACAACTACAAGGAGTAAATATGGATAATTTAATAACACAGACACAATTAGCAGAAATTTTAGGGGTTACTCAACAATATATATCAAAATTAATGAAACAAGGAGTGTTTGATAATTGCAAAAGCGGTAAAAAACTAATTAAAGATTGCGCCTTGCAGGCTTATTTTTTAAGAAAGCAGGGTAAAAATTCTAATGTAGAGTTTGAGCCAGTTGTTACTGAAGAAAATTTGGAAGAATTAAATAAACTTTTAGAACAAACCGAAACGCCAGCGCAGTATGTGCAAGTTATGAAAGATTTTTGGGCTGCAAAAATTAATGAATTTAAGTATGAAGTTGAGCAAGGCAAATTCTATCCAAAAGAGATAATTGATAAAAAGGCTGAAAAGATAATAACTGCCGCAAAAAACAAAGCATTAGCCTTACCTGTTAAACTTGCACCACAGCTTGTAATAATTGATGATGTAAATGAGATGCAAAATGCGCTTGAAAAAACGATGAGAGAATTTTTAGAAGAATTAAGCAGACTTAACAATGAATTGGTTTAAATTTTTTACACCGCCAGAGAAGCTAAAAGTTAGTGAATGGGCTGATAAATATAGGGTATTAAGCCCAGAAGCAAGTGCGGAGCCTGGGAAATGGGATACAAGCAGGGCTGAATATCAAAGAGGGATAATGGATGCTTTTAATGACCCAAGCGTAAAAGAGATAGTTTGGATGTCTTCTTCACAGGTAGGAAAAACAGAAGCACTCTTGAATATAATCGGATATTTTATAGACAAAGACCCATCACCTATTTTGGTTTTACAGCCAACTCTTGAGATGGCGAAAACTTTTAGTAAAGATAGACTTTCAACAATGTTAAGAGATACACCAGTATTAAAAGGCAAGGTAAAAGATGCAAAAGGCAAAAACAGCGATAATACGATTTTGCATAAAGTTTTTCCAGGGGGACATATCACAATAGCTGGCGCAAATTCTCCTGCATCTCTTGCAAGCAGACCTGTTAGAATAGTTTTGCTTGATGAAGTGGATAGATACCCAATAAGTGCAGGAAGCGAGGGAGACCCTGTAAATCTTGCAATAAAAAGGACTACTACATTTTGGAACAGAAAAGTTATGCTTGTATCAACTCCAACTATTAAAGGATTAAGTAGGATTGAAAAAGAATTTGAAAAGTCTGATAAGAGAATGTTTTATGTCCCATGTCCATATTGTGGAGAGTATCAGGTTTTGAAATGGGGTAATGTCGTTTGGGATAAAGATAAGCCAGAGAGTGCAAAATATGCATGTGAAAAGTGCGGTAGTTTGTGGGATGATGGTAGAAGATATAAAGCTATTAAAAAAGGAGAATGGAGAGCTACTGCTGAGTTTAGAGGGATTGCTGGATTTTGGCTAAATGAATTGTATTCACCTTGGGTTAAATTGTCTGATATGGTATCAACCTTTTTGAAAGTAAAAGACGACCCAGAGCAACTTAAAACATTTGTAAATACTTCATTAGGAGAGAGTTGGGAAGATAGAAGCGCTGAAGAGATTGATTGGGAAGGGCTTTATTTAAGAAGAGAAAAATATACCAAAATCCCAGCTCGTGCGGTTGTATTGGTGTGTGGTGTGGATGTTCAAGATGATAGACTTGAGGGAGAAATTAGAGCATTTGGAAAAGGTGAGGAGAGCTGGGGGATTAAGAGATTTGTAATAATGGGCTCGCCTGCGCTTGATAGCACTTGGGAGCAGTTAGATGATATTATCCTTGCTGATTATGAGAGTGAGCTTGGTGTGAGGTTAAGAGTTAGTTGCACTTGTATTGATAGTGGTGGGCATTTTACAGACGAAGTGTATAGATATTGTAAAGATAGAGAAATTTATAGAGTTTTTGCAGTAAAAGGTGCAAATACACCAGCAAAACCAATTATTTCAAGACCCTCAAAAAATAACAAATACAAAGTTAATCTATTTACAATTGGAACTGACACTGCAAAAGAACTAATTTATGCAAGATTAAAACTTGATGAAGTAAAACAAGGTTATTATCACTGGAATGAGGATTATGATGAAGAATATTTTAAGCAGTTAGTTAGTGAAAAACCAATAACAAAATATAAAAAAGGAGTTCCTTATCGTGAGTGGATAAAAACAAGAAGTAGAAATGAGGCATTAGATTACAATGTATATGCGCTTGCTGCAGTTAGGATATTAAATCCAAATTATGATGCAATTTTGAAAACTTTAACGAGAAAAAAAGAAACTAAAAAAATTAAAAAAACAAAAAGCAATTGGATAAATAATTGGAAAGGATTTTGATGAAAAGAAAAAAATTTGAAACAAAAGTTCAAATAAGACCTTTAGTAAAAATGTCAGTTGTTTTTGCTTTAGAAGAGATAAGAAATAAAAAAAGTGAAGAGCAAAATAAAAATATTGGATTAGGAACTGTTTTAGAAGAGTTATTATTAGAGAGCGATACTTTTAAGAAGTTTTATAAGATATAAATCTCCATAAAATTGGACTTTTTAAAAGTAAGTCTCTTAATACCCAAATGAAAAGACTTACTTTAATTCTTTATTTTATGTTATGTTAAAAATTTGCCCCCTTTTTTTTTTAAAAAAAAGTCTCTACAATTTAGCAAAAAGGTTTAATATGTCCTTTGCAAGGGATATGCTTACAAAAATAGAAAATATGCTTCTTGGGAAAAGTGATGTTGAATTTATTGAATATAACGGAGCGAAAATTGGTAAAAGCGATATGGCTAAACTATTAGAGATTAGGGATAAATTGAGAAGAGAAATAGCAATAGAAGAGAAATTAGCTATTAGTGGGATTCAAAAGATTGTAACAAGGTTTTAAATGGGATTATTTGATTTTTTTAAAAAGAAGGAAAAAACAGTAAAGAAAAAAAGTTATTCAGGTGCTCAATTCAATAATGCTTTGTATTCATGGGCAGTTTCTAATGTGTCTGCAGATAGAGAGATACAAGGAAATGTTTCAGTTTTAAGAGCAAGAAGTAGGGATTTAGCAAGGAATAATGATTATGTAAAAAAATTTTTAAGAATGCTTAAAACAAATGTAGTTGGTAAAGGTATTAAGCTACAAAATAAAGCAAAACTTAAAAATGGAAATTTAGACAAAAGAGCTAATGATTTAATTGAAAGTGCTTTTAAACAATGGTCTAAAAAAGGCATTTGTGATGTTACAGGTAAATATTCTTTTATTGATATTCAAAAACTTGCAATATCACAAATGGCTTTAGATGGTGAAATTTTTATCAGAATTGTGAGAGGTTATAAAAATAAATTCAATTTTGCACTTCAACTAATAGAAGCTGATTATTTAGATATAAATTTTAACGATTATTCAAGAAATATTGTAATGGGGATTGAGTTTGATAATTGGGGAAAACCTATTGCTTATCATATGTTTACAAGACATCCTAGTGATGTAAATTATTTTACAGATATTCAAAGAGTTAGAATTCCAGCGGATGAGATAATTCATCTTTTTATTCCTACAAGAATTTCTCAAAATAGAGGTGTGCCTTGGCTACATACTGCAATAATTAGACTCCAAATGCTTGGTGCTTACGAAGAGGCTGAACTTGTAGCAAGCAGACTTGCAGCAGCAAAAGGTGGGTTTTATAAAAAACCACCAGAAGAAGAATTTACAGGTCCAACAGATGAAGAAGGTAATTTAGTTCAAGAAATTGAACCTGGAATGTTTGAAGTGCTTCCAAGTGGATGGGATTTTGTGCCTTTTGATTTACAGCATCCAAATTCAGCATTTGAAAAATTTGAAAAAGCTATTCTTAGAGGTATTGCAAGCGGGCTTGATGTGAGTTATAACTATTTAGCAAATGATTTGGAAAATGTTAATTATTCATCTATTAGGGCTGGTGTATTGGATGAGAGAGAGGTATATAAAGATTTGCAAAATTTTTTAATTGAACACTTTTTAAATATTGTTTTTGAAAATTGGCTTGAAATGGCTCTTTTATCTAAAATAATTCCATTAAATTTTGATGATTTTGAAAGACTTAATAATCCTACTTGGATTACAAGAGGTTGGGATTGGGTAGACCCTCTTAAAGATATGCAAGCAAATATTTTAGCAATAAAAGCTGGGCTTAAAACGGCTTCACAAGTTGTAAGTGAAATGGGATATGACTATGAAGAGATTTTACTTCAACTTAAAAGAGAAAAAGAACTTCGTGAAAAATATGGAATTACAACTATAAGCGATGCTGAAATTCTTGAAGCATTATCAAAGGTAAAGGATGGAGATGAAAATTAAAGAACTTCAAAAAAGAACATTTGAAGTAAGAAGTGTTGATACGGAAAATAAAACAATTGAACTCTCTTTTGCAAGTAGTGAGCCTTATGAGAGGTATTGGGGAGTTGAAATCTTAAGAATTGATGAAAAATCTATTGATTTTAGTAGGCTAAATAACTCAGCTCCACTTCTTTTTAATCATAATCCTGATGTAGTTATAGGGGTAGTTGAGAAAGCGTGGGTAGAAAATGGTAAAGCAAAGGCAAAAGTTAGATTTGGAAACTCTTCTAAAGCAAAGGAGGTGTGGGAGGATGTAAAAGATGGAATCTTAAGAAATGTAAGTGTAGGTTATCAGATAAAAGAGATGCAGTTATTAGAAAAAAGTGAAGACAATGAGGTTTATGAAGTTACAAAATGGTTGCCTTTAGAAATCAGCATAGTATCAATTCCAGCTGATAATACAGTTGGAGTTGGTAGAAATTTAAAAACTTTTAAGGAGGAAAAATTGGAAAAAGTTCAAAATGAAGTAAAAAGTGAAGTTAAAGTTGATGTTAAAGAGGTTGAGAGAAAAGCAAGAGAGGCTGAAAGAAGCAGAGTTGCTGAAATTAGTGCAATAGGTGAGAAATTTAATAAAAAAGAGCTTGCAAAAAAAGCGATTGAAAGTGGTATGAGTGTAGATGAGTTTAGAGCAAAAATTTTAGATGAATTAAGAAGCGAGCCTGTAATTGATACAAAAAACGCAACTCTTGGAATGAGTAGTAAAGAAGTTAAAGAGTATTCACTTTTAAGAGCATTAAGAGCGTTAGCAAATCCATTTGATAAAAGAGCACAAGAAGCGGCAAAATATGAATTTGAGGTATCAGCTGAAGCTCAAAGAAAATTTGGACTTGAAGCTAAAGGTATATTAGTGCCTTTTGATGTATTAGCAAGGACTTTAACAGTTGGTGGAGATGGTAGTAATGTTGTAGCAGATAAGTTGCTTGCAGGGCAGTTTATCGAACTTTTAAGAAATAAGAGCGCAATACTTCCACTTGCTACAAATTTAACTGGACTTAAAGGAAATATAGAAATTCCAAGACAAGTAAGCTCTGTTGAAGTATATGAAGTAGGAGAGACTGAGGCTATAACTGATAGTGATATTACATTAGGACAAATTACAATGTCTCCAAAAAGACTTGGGGCAAGCACAAGCTATTCAAAACAATTACTTGCTCAATCAAGCATAGATGTGGAAAATTTAATTAAAAATGATATTTTGATGCAAATAGCTCTAAAACTTGATGCAATTGCAGTTAATAAAATTTTAAATGAAACAGGCGTAGGACTTGTGATTTGTAATCCTGATGATGATAATAAAGGTGCGCCGCCAAAATGGGAACATTTTGTAGCGCTTGAGAGTGAGCTTGCAATAAATAATGCTGATATTGGTAGAATGCAATATATTATTAATGCAAAAACTCAAGGATATTGCAAAACTACTCCAAAAGTAGATAATTATCCTCAATTTATAATCGAACAAAATCAAATTAATGGATACTCTTTTAGAGTTTCAAATCAAATTCCATCTAACTTGAAAAAAGGTGATAGCGACCCAATTTATAGTGCTATTATTTTTGGGCATTTTACAGATTTGATGGTTGGATTTTGGGGTGGAATTGATATTATAGTTGACCCTTATAGCAAAAAAAGAGAAGGTGTAATTGAGATTACAGCAGACCAGTTTTATGATATGGCTATTAGACATCCTGAAAGTTTTGCAGTTATTAAAGATGCAGAGGTTTAATATGAAATTTAAAGTTTTAAGAAATACAATCTATAAAGGCAGAGTTTTAAAAGAGGGAGAAGTTGTTGAGCTCCCTTTTAGTGATGCGAAACTTTTAATTAGTCTTAAAAAAATCAAAGAAGTCAAAAGTGCAAAACGAAATAAAAGAGCTAATTGAAACTCTTGGTGAAGAGATAATAGTTGATGATGTCTCTTTAAAAGCATTAGTTGAATTTGGAAGTGATGAGAGAGGTTTTGATACAAAAGTTTTAACTTTTATCTCTTTTAAAGATAATTATGAAAAAATAACTTTTAGAGGCAAAAAGTTTTTTATAAATGATTCTTTTATTGATGAGTTTGGAGTTGTAAAAGTTGTATTAGGAGAAGAGGATGTATGAAGTTAGGGAAGCTGATGTGATAGCAGTCTTAAGAGAGATTATTAGCTCTTTTACAAAAAATTTTGAGATATTAGTTTATGAGAGAGAAAATATATCTAATGCTGTTTATAAAGTCCTTTTTGCTATTAGAATGAGAAATAGTGATATAGATGAAAATTTAATAGCAAAAATTAAATATCTAAATGCAAGAGAGGGTAGAAATATTGTTTTTGAGGGCAGTAAAATTGATGTAAATGGTGATTTAGAAGTTAGTTTTTTGTTTGTTAGTTCTGAAATAGTATGTAAACTTTAAGGAGGGGATTATGAGAGTTTTAACAGATAGACAGGTTATATTAGCAAAATATGGTAGTGCTCCAAGTAGTGATGATGTAATAACTGCGGCTGAATGGAGCAATTTGAATGTAAAGGTAAAAACTCAAGAGATTAAAGAGCTTGGACGCGGGCTTGGAAGCACAAAAACATTTCCTATTGCTGATTGGACAAATATTGAAGGAAGCATAACAGCACTTTTAAGAGGTGGGCTTCCTCCAAAACTTGCAGAGCTTTATAAAATATGTGGACTAAAAGAAGAGGATGAAAAAGATGATGATGGAAATATAATTAAAGTCCATTTCTATCCAGAAGAGAGACCTATTAGTAATGGATATTTAACTATTTATCAAGATGATTTAAAAAGAAGCGTAACTGGTGCGGTTGGAAATTTAAAAATCTCTTTTGAAATTGGAATGGTAGTAAAGGCTGAATTTGATATTCAAGGCTTCACTGATGCAGAGCCTGTAAGTGAAGATAACCCATCTGTAACGCTTGATGATAATGAGATTTTTGTAGTTGAGAGCATTAATGCTATTACTATTGGTGGAAATAGTTTTGAAGTTAAAAAAGTTGATTTTGATATGGGCAATTCTATTCAAGAAATTTATGCAATAGGAGCAAAAGAGTATCAAATAACAGATTATAAACCAACTTTATCAATTACAGCATATTCTGATAAAGAAAATCAAGCTCATTGGAGTGATTTGAAAAATGGGAATGTAAAAGCAATCAATATTGTTCTTTCTAATAATGCAGGGGATAAATTTACATTTATTGCTAATGCTTGTAGATTATCTGATGTTAGCGAAAGTGATGATAATGGAAATATTGAGTTTAATGCTAATTATGTTTGTGAAAAAGATAGTAATAACAAAAATTTTGAAATAATTTACGAATAGGAGGAGTTATGAAAATAGAGGTTAAAGAACAAAACATAAAAGGAACACTTGAAATAAATGATAAGAAATATAGCTATATTGCTTATCCATTAGGGCTTGAGCTTACTACAAAACTTCTAAAAGCTCAAAAATTAAATGACCAGCTTCTTTTTTTAGAGGTTATTAGTGAGTATTTTGATAAAAATATTGAGTTTGAAAAAGTTTTTTTAACTAATCCAAAAGAGGAAGTAAAACAACTTCTTGATAGAAGCGGAGAATTAGCTAACTTTGTAACAACTATATGGGATGAGCTGGGAAAGCAAAAAGAAGCGAAAGACTAATTGAGTGGGTTAGACAAATTGCAAAAGGGATTGATACTGATTTAATGGATTTTGAAGAGATAAAAGCACTGCTAAATAATAAACACTCAAAAATAGTAGTGCTTTTTTATCCTCTTGATATTAAACTTGCAAATATTTTTAAAATCTTGCCGAATGAATATAGCGCTTTTGGGATAGTTGGAAAAAAATATGAAGCAGTTAAAGATTATCTCTCTTGGAATGGATTGAGTGTAAAAGAGTTTACTCCTTTACTTGTTAGAATGGGAGAAGTGTTTGCGAGTGAGATTAATCGTAATAAAACATAAGAATAATAAAAGCTATAATCAAGATAAACTTTACAAATTTCTTATGCTCTTTACACCACTCTACAAATGATACAAAGAAATATGCAAATAAAAAGATATTTTCCAATTTTTTGCCTTTTTTTGCTAATTATACCATTTTTAAAAATTAGCCCCCTTTTTTTTTCTTTTTTTATTTTTTAAACTTTTTGTATGGAAAAAAGACTTACATTTAAAATTGAAATAGATAGTGAAACTGGAAAAGTTGTTAAGTTAAGCAAAGAATTTGATAATTTAAACTCTTCTGTAAA